CCGTCACAAGTCCGCGCCTACGTCATCGCAGACAACAAGCTCGCCATGAACGCTGGATGGGATGAAAAGATGCTGGCGGCTGAATTGGCAACTTTAAGAGAAGACGGATTCGAAATGGACCTAGTCGGGTTTTCAGGTGACGAACTGACAGACTTGATTGGGTCTCTAAACGGTGAAGCCGAGGACACCTATTCGACCAAGATCAAAGGGTTGATTTACGAAATCACAGGTGAAAAGCCGACGCTCAATCAAATGATCGACACTTCAAAGGCGTCCAATTTAATTTCGGAAATCGAATCTTCAGACATTGACCCAGAGGCAAAATCGTTGTTGCTGGCAGCAACCAACAGGCACGTCGTTTTTAATTACGGAAGCATCGCAGAATACTACGCCCACGCACCCACTGAAGTCCAAAAACTGATGGAGCGATCCGCGCTGGTTGTCGTCGACATGGATTCAGCGATCGAAAACGGTTATGTTGAGATGAGTAAAACCATCGAAGAGATTCAAAAACGTGCGCGAAACAAATAATGACCTTGGCACGTTTGCCGTGTTTATCCTGACTCACGGCAGAGCCAACAATGTTAAAACCATCAATACGCTTAAAAAACGTGGCTATACAGGGCGCATCGTTTTGGTAGTGGATGACGAGGACAAGCAGGGAGAGGAATATCGCAAAAACTTTCCGGGAATGGTCGAGATGTTTTCTAAAGCTGAGATTAGAAAACGCATCGACACTTTCGACAACATTCGAAACAACCTGACAATTTTACACCCACGCAATGCGTGTTTCGATATTGCGGAACGCCTTGGGATCAAAACGTTTGTTCAACTTGATGACGATTATATGTCGTTCGAGTCTCGATATCCTGAAGACGGAAAACTTAAAGTTCAAAAAGTGGTCGAACTCGACAAAATCTTTGAAGCGGTGACTCGTTTTTTCTGGTCAACCAATGTTTCGGCAATCGCATTGGCACAAGGTGGTGACTTCATTGGTGGGATCAATTCAGGGACCGTTTTTAAATCGCCAATTTACAGAAAAGCAATGAACTCTTTTTTCTGTTCTCCAGAAAGGCGGTTCTTTTTTTTCTCCAGAATGAACGAAGATGTTTCGACGTACACGACGCTTGGATCGAGGGGGCACCTGTTTATGACCACGTTTTCCGTGATGCTAACGCAAGCTCAAACCCAGTCACAAAAAGGTGGGTTGACGGAAATGTATTTACAGCATGGAACCTATGCCAAATCGTTTTACACGGTCATGACAATGCCATCATCGGTCAAGGTTGGGGCAATAAGTGGAACGGCTCACCCGAGAATCCATCATTCAATTGACTGGGACACAACGGTTCCAAAGATAATCCGACAGGTTCACCAAAAACAGTCATGGAATTATGCTGACTGACCTTCAACGCGACCTCCTAGAATTTCGCCGTGCCTTGTATCGCCCGACCCCACGGCAAACCGTGGTCCAATGGGCTGAGGCCAATCTCAAACTGACCGCAAGGCAGACGGAGCATCCGGGACCGTACTCGACCAGCGTTCGACCCTACGTTCGCGAACCGCTTGAATGCGTGAAAGACTCCGGGGTCGTCGAGATGACGCTGTGCTGGGGATCTCAGACTTCAAAGACGACGACCCTGATGGCTGGCCTTGCGTGGCTCATCGACAACGAGCCGAGCCCGGCGCTCTGGTTGATGCCTACCGAAGGCCTTGCCCGGTCGTTCTCCAAGTCTCGATGGATGCCGATGCTCGAAGACTGCCCGGCCATGGTCGCGCATTTCCCAAGCGACAAAGACAAGTTGACCCACCTAGAACAGCATTTTGACCGCTCGACGCTGACTTTTGTGGGATCAAACTCACCAGCCAACCTTGCTTCACGACCCGTCCGGGTGTTGGTAGCCGACGAGGTTGACAAGTTCGCCCAAGCCTCGGACCGAGAAGCTGACGCGCTTGACCTAGCCGAGCAAAGACTCAAGGCGTTCTCATCCTCCAAACTGTTCTTGACCTCGACCCCGACAACCACCGAGGGCCGAATCTGGCAGCGGTTCCTTCGAGGCGACCAGCGCCGGTATTACCTGCCCTGCCCAAATTGCAAGGCCCTCATCCGGCTGGAGTGGAAGCAGGTCAAGTGGGACGAGAGCGCCAAACTGGAAGACGGCAAATGGGACTTCGGCCGGGTCCGTGGATCCGCCCGCTACGAGTGTCAACTTTGCAAGGGGGCCATCACCGACTCCCAAAAGGTAGCCAGCCTTCGACACGGTCAATGGATCCCAGAAAACAAGGGATCGTTGCCCGGGGTCCGATCTTACCATCTGTCGAGCCTGTACAGCCCGGATCGCAAATGCACATGGGGTCACCTAGCCGTGCAGTTTTTGGAGGCCCAGGAATCCTTGATCGGGCTTCAGGGCTTTATTAACGGCAACTTAAGCGAGCCATGGGAAAACCAAGCCGCGCCCCGACAGCGAGAGGAATTGATCGTCGCCGGCACCGAAGGCGTGGCCGAAAAGGCGATTAAGTTCCTGACCGTCGACTGTCAGGCTTCCAGCCCGCACTTCTGGTTTGTGGTCAGGGCATGGAACGAGGACGGGTCATCCCGAGCCATCGACGCGGGGCCGCTGGACACTTGGCACGACGTGCGTGAAAAGCAGTCCCATCACGGGATTCAGGACGTCCACGTCATCATCGACTCAGGCTACGATGCTCCCAGCGTTTACTCAGAATGCCTCCGGTGGGGACGATTCTTCCCGAGGACCGGCCGGGTGCCTCTGTGGGTCGGATGGATGCCGGCAAAAGGAATGCCAAGGAAAGGCTGGCGCAACCCAAAGACCGGGGTGGAGGATCCATTCTTCCTCCGAGGTATTGACCCTCGTGTCGGCGACAACGCTGGCCGGCAGGGACGTCTTGAATTGAAGCTCTTGGAGTTTGGCACGGACGTGACAAAGGACATCCTCGAACGCCTCCGCAAGGGCAAGACGGCCACCCGGTGGGAGGTCGCCGATAACGTAGCCTCGCCGGAATACTGGAGGCACCTTGACTGCGAGCAAAAGGTCGCCCGCCTTTCCAGCGCCACCGGCCGAACAACGTGGACGTGGCTTTCCCGATCTTCAAAATGGCCGAATCACTTGGCCGACTGCGAAGTCATGCAAGTAGCCGGTGCAATTTTCCACAACCGCCTTCGCATGACCAACTCCGATGCAAACTGACCTCCTCACGACAAAGGAAATCGCCGCCATGCTTAAGCGGGCTCCGTCCTACGTCTACGCGATGAAAGCCCGAGGGTTCCCAATGCCAGGAGGTCGGGCGCGACTCACTGAGGCGTTGGCGTGGCTAACAAAACATCCGCAACCGCGGGCCGAACGCCGTCACGGGCGGAAATGAGCGAGGACGGTTCAAACCACCCATAGCGTCAACGCTCTGTTCCTGCGGACCTTCAATCGTGGCAGTTTCTTCTGTATTCGCCCGCGGTCTCTTGCGTCACGTCTACTCGACGGTGACCCACGGGGCCACGCTGCTCGACAAGCTCAACAGCCTCAACAACGAGGCCGTCCACGCGCTTGAGTCGGGCAAGATCTTGCAGCAGACCACCGGCAATGGGCGGTCGGTGACGTTCCAAGTCAATGGTTCCGAAGGCGTGACTCCCACAGACATGGCCGAGGCCTTCAGCCGTTTGCTTGACCTCTACGACGACGCGGTGACAGCCGGAAATGCGACTGATGCCAATCGCTACGGCTACATGATGGGACGGCTAAAACCCGTTCGTGCCTTCCGCAACGATTTCTCTAATCTGATGCGATGAAATTACTTGAACGCCTAGCCGCTGCGACTCGGTTCGTGGTTTCACCAAAAGCCCGGTACGAGGGAGCCCGCCAAACAACCCAGCGATCCACGCTGCACGGATCGGTTCAGTCGGCTTCGTTCGACATTGACCCATACAGCCGTTACGAGTTGGTGCGTCGGTCCCGGTACTTTGAGCGCAACAATGCGTTTGTGAACCGCATCGCTGACCTTTTTGAGCAGTACACCGTAGGGCAGGGACTCGCGTTCTTTCCGTCGTCGTCTGATACCGCATGGAATGCGACCGCGCTTAATTACTGGCGCGACTGGCAACGGTTCGCCGATCTATCCTCCCGCCTGTCGTTTGGAAGCCTTCAGGGCATCATTGCCCGGGCGCTTTTCGTCGATGGTGAAATTTTCATCATCCTCACCCGAGGCGAATCTGGAAACCCTCGCATCCAGTTGGTCGAATCCCATCGAGTCAAAAGCCCGCCCGCTTTGCAGGGTCGGACAATCATTGACGGCGTCGAGGTGGACGAACGAGGCCGGCCGGTAGCCTACCACATCACCAACGACGACGGCAAACGGCAGGACATTTTCCAGCGAGTCGAAGCCGAGTTCGTTGTCCATGTTTTCGAGCCGGGACGCCCGGGTCAGTATCGCGGACTCCCGGCGCTTTACCCGGTCATGAACGACCTTCACGATCTAGACGACCTCCAGATCTTTGAGATGCAAGCCGCCAAGGCTGCTTCCAAGGTCCAAAACGTCATTAAGACCAAAGAAGGCGAGGTCACCGACGACGACATCATCCGCGGAACAATCCTCGGATCCGACGGGGTCGAGCGGGCCGATTACTACAAGGACGTCTTCGGCGGGGAGATCGCCGTTCTCAAACACGGGGACGAGTTCAACCAGTTTCAGGTCGAGCGCCCATCTGCGGCGACCTCGGGATATTGGGATTACCTGACGGCCAAGGTCTGCGCCGGGATCGGAGTGCCCAAAGAAATCGTTCTGCCTACCTCGATGCAAGGAACGTCCATTAGATCGGTGCTGGACATCGCCAATGCGTTCTTCCGGTCTCGTTCTTTTGTGATCGCCGACCATTTGCGCCGGGTTTACGAGTACGTCATCGAAACCGGGATCAAAACGGACCCATCAATGCGTCCAGCCCCGGCCGATTTTTATCGCTCCACCTTTCGCGCTCCGAGGTCGATTAACGTGGACGTAGGCCGCAACTCCGCCGCCGCCGTTGCCGAGTTTAAAACCGGAATGCGCACGCTTCAAAGCATCTACGCTGAGACCGGGGAAGACTGGCGCGAACAGTTGCGGCAAAAAGCGGCCGAAATCGCGTATGCGCAGGAACTTGCGACCGAGTTCAATATTCAACGGGCCGAAATTATGACCCTTGACCCGAACGAACTCGCTTCCATCAACGCAACCGGACAAACACAACAGCCATGATTGAACCGATTACGCGGGCTTATCGAGTGAGGCGAGGCGATACTTGGGAGGGTGAAACCTTCCGGGTCATTTCCGCAACCGGGGCGTCCTACTGGAATGCGGTTGTCGTCAGAGCGCAAATCAGGGTAAGCCACGAATCTGCCGCGGTTGTCCATGAGTTTTCTTTGTCTCCGGTAGTTACAACCGAGGGCGTCAACGGGGTTTTGACTTTTGCTCTGACCATGACCAAGACGCAAGCCGCTGCATTGACCCCGGGTAATTACGTTGGGGACATCGAAATTGAATCAGACGGGCTTCGGAAATCGACCATTTGCGCTTTTCAATTCTCGATTTTTGCCGACGTAACGAGGTAAAAATATGGCCGAAATTACCATTGAGGTCATCCAGCCTACACCCGTCAACATCACCATTGAGACGGCTCCCGGAGCGGCAGGGACGTCGGTTGCGTGGGACAATGTCACCGGCAAACCGCTCACGTTTGCGCCTTCGGTTCACACGCATCCCATTTCCGAGGTCAACGGACTCCAAACCGCGTTGGATGGCAAGGCAGCTTTGATTCACACCCACGCGATTGGAGACTTGAGTGGAGTGTCCATAACCAGCCCCGCAAACGACCAAGTTCTCGCTTTTGAGTCATCCACTGGACTCTGGAAAAACAAGACAGCTTCCGGTGGAGGTGGCGGAATTACCAACGGCCAATCCATCGTCAACGCACTCATTTTCGGCTGACCCATGAAGCAATTCACCATTCCATCCTACACGTTCACGCCTGGAGCCTCGGGCGTCGGCACCGTCAACCTGTCCGGCATTTCAGGCTTCAACGT